TAGCCATTTCGTCTTCAGTTGTACCCATACCAAAGGCTTGAGCCATATTGCTATTGACTAAATCACCGTTCATACCCTTGATAGCATCCATACGAGCTTTATGTGAAGCCTCGATGTTTTCTAACTGGGTTTTGTACGTTTGTTCATCAATTAAATTTTTCTGACGACGAGCTTGGGCATCAGCTAGTTCTTGTTCATAAACAGTTTTAGCACCGGTCAATGTTTCAGCTAAAGATTTAGGGTCAGTACCAAGCAACAGTAATGCGAAATCGTCTTTAGACTTATCAATCAAAGCTTTTCGTTTTTCAACATACTGTGCTTGTGTGATGTACTGACCGTCTAAAAGAGTTTTCAACGAATTGAGTGCTGCATTTTGTTGTTGGCTAGAAGTAGCTACACCAGATGCACCGCCTGAATACATCATTAGATTGATGGCATTCAGTTTATCAAGAGCAGCCTTGCGATCAGCAATCATTTTATCATGAATGCGTTTGGCTTCAGCAGCGGCAGATTTAGCATCTGCATTTTTCTTAGCATCTACTTTTTTCTGTTCTTCGGCAGCGGCCTTTTGAATCTTGGCGTTTTCACGATTACGCTCTAATTCTTCTTTAGACAGTTGCTTTTGGAGATTATTCAAATCATTGACACGTTCCTGAAGAGCATCAAACCTTTTTTGTTCCTCAATAGAGAATCTCTTGCCGGTTGAATCTTCCTCTTGACCGTCCATTTTACGAAGAAGTTTTGCAATAGCAGTATCACCACCGTAATAGAAATGCTTTAAGGTATCCATAAAGGTGGTTGTATCCCACTCTTTATTGAACAATCCCCAAAGTTGGTTAATTTCTGCAATAAGTGGAGTTACAGCCTTAACTTTGAGGTCATCTATATTACTAGACAACTCATCCATATTACGTTGGAATTCTTTGTATTCCTTAGCTGTCTCATTGGTAATATTAGCATGTTGGCTTTGTACTGCGTTTAACGCTTCAGTAGTGTCTTTATATTTCTCTAAGGTCGAAATCATATGGCTTGAATCTGATGCCAACGACTCCATCATGTTGACAATTTCGGCCTGTGAACGTCCTGCCTTCTTCATTTCATAGAAGGTGTCAATGACTGTTTTGATACCTCGTTCAGCATCACCGGCGTACTTGGTTAAATGCTGTAAAGGCAATCCAAACTCTTTCAGATCGTCAGCGATACCACCTTTACCGTTACGAACAGCATCACCAATTTTATCCATAGTGTCTTTGTTGATATCACCAAACTTTTCAATAGTAAGACCTGAATCAACAAATTCTTTTTTCAATTTTTGTAGCGACTCAACGGCAACACCCGTAGATGAACTAACTTGGTTCAAGTTATTAACGTGTGCCAATGAATCCATCATGGTCTTAAATGCTAAGCCTGCTGCGGCGCCAGCGACACCTAAAGCGGCAAGACCTGGTGTCATACCATTCAGGGCGTTTAAAGCTCCTGTGGCCTTCTGAGCGCGTCCTGAGATGCTATCAAAGAAGCCACCGGTTTTGCTGGACAACTCGTCCAGCTTTTCCATAGATTGGGAGACACTTTTATTAAACTTACTGTTATCTCCTAAAATCTCTAATTCATATCTACTTTTCTTTGCCATTATAGGCCTCTTCCATCTGTTTACGGACTAATGGGTCTGATATTGAATCAAGCATTCGCTGATGTTGCTCGCGCTTCTTATCTTCTTCGATAGCTTCCAATACAGCCTTAGATTTGAATACATCTTCGTTAGGCTTAATTGACATAAAATCTTTAAGCTTAATTTTACGAGAGGATTCCTTGGTCATATTTGGACTTGTTAACCACAGGGTTTGCAATATTTGGGCTTTCGCAAAATCATCGACCTGTGGACCTTGTGGCTCGATGAAACTATCGAATATGTATAGCTCCCAATATTCAGTAACAGGAAGGGCTTCCATTTCTTTTTGCGAAAGCCCTTTACGCATTAACTGTCTGTATCGGAATTGCTTAGCCCAGTTTCCTTTACTGATTGCTCGACTTCACGAGGCGGAAGGAAAATAGTCATATCAGCACAAGCCTGAGCCAATTCAAGCTGCACATTTGTATATAGTGATTTTACCTGTTCAGGTGATTCAAATACCTGTAAGCCTTCATCGTCTAAAATACAACGATGAATCATAATTGCGTCTCGACCATGTTTGTCTTCATTGCTCATGTGCTCTTGAAATTCAGCAACAGACATAGGACGAGCATAAAATTTAAACCCGTTAATTTCTACTTCTTTTTGTTTAGGTGCTAGAGCAGCAAACATTTCTGGAATTTTCATTTTAACCTCAAACTAAAAAGGGAGCCGAAGCTCCCAGTTATTATGGTTTAGCAGTAACTACTGCTTCGGCGACTGGGCCACCGTCAACTGCAAAGGTGAAAGTACGCTGAACAACATCAGCTTCACCACCGGTAATACCAGCAGAAGAAAGGAACACGTTAAACACTTTAGCCAGACCAACTTTCTTAGTGCCATCAGTCCAATAAATGAACTTAACTTGGAACCGAGTACCGTCTTCACACAGCTTGATCAAGTTGTCATGAACAGAGCCAGGAATATAGTTAACAGGCATGTCAATGTCAGGAACGTTTGCACGACCAACCAACTTGCGGTTATATTTGTGAGAGTAGTTAGCAGCAACGATTACATCGCGCTCCATACCGGCTTCAGGGAAACCACCTACTTCAGGGATTGGTTTAAAGTCAGTACCTTCAATAGAGGTATTGTCGGTTTTCTCGGAGTAGAATGCATCTACATAAGAACCGGCGAAAATATCGTAAGTATCAGCCATTTTAAATTTCCTTAAGGGTTAATGGATAAGCCCCGAGGAATGGGGCTCTGTTATATTTATGAAGTTATTTCTTGAGTTGTTTTTCAAGAGATTCAACTTTAGCAGTTAATTCTTGGATAGCTTTAAATGCTAATGGTAGTAATGCAGATTGGTCAGGGTTTACAAATTCGTCATTAAAGTGGTGTGCAACAAAACTCGGGTCAATTTCTTCCAAGTCTTGGCTCAACCAACCAGACTTGACACCATCAGAGTTTTTATGAGACATCATGGATTCTTTCCATTTGAAATCATAAAATTTCATTTTTTTAATATCAGTAAGAGCAACTCGTTTTGTTGGCTTAATTGATTCTTTATAACGTTTATCAGATACACCATTAGCACCAAGCCAAGTTGTTAAATATGCATCCTGGCCGTTAGCCCATCTATCACCCCAAACATTACCATCGGCATGAAGTCTGCTGTATGTTCCTTGTTCGTTACCTACTGTAATCCACGCACTTCTATTTAAGATGTGATGGGCTGAAAGCAATCCGTCAGGTTGCACCCAAGTGTCCGCATTAGAATCACCGTTAGGGCGTAAAACTAGACGCCAGCCACCTGCCCATGAGTCGTTGACAGATATAATCGATGCATGTTCCTTATTGTCGTCTTTATTGGTAAACTGCAACATTTTAGTGCTATCATTTCTAATCTGCATGCGGTTATTATCTGTAACAAACCATCCTGCAGCCCTAATGGTCCCAGCGTTTATATCACCATTAACAGTTATTCCTTTACCAAATGCAGCAGGTTCAGTGGTTATTAACCAAGCTGTTTTAATAGAGCCTGTTGAAGTTAAATTAGTTACGGTTGTGGTGCCAAGGGCAGTTTCGCCAAATTGAGCATTTTTGCCTGTAACTTTGTTGTTAAAAGTAACTGCACCGTCAACACGCAAAGCACCGTCAATACCAGTATTTGACTTAATAGTTGCTGTTTTTTCAACCACTACTGAATCTAATGAGACATTGGCGGTTGTTTTTAGTGTTTCCGTTTCAAGACGAGTAGCTTTAACAGTGCCATTCCAGGTGTTATTACCATCAATAATTGCTCCGGCACCGAAGCCTATATTGACAATACCTGTGCCTAGTTTTGTATACACTTGGCGGTCAGTAATATTTAAAGCCAGCTGACCTTCTAGCATTTTTGATGCATCTGGTTTTCGACCAGCTACAGTAGTACGATAATGTTGGATTTTGTTATTAGCCATTTCATTTTCCTATTGAGTTATTGCCATCCTTGGCAATTATTCCTATACCTATTTAGAAGGTTCCCTCGTCGATGGTTTCACCTAGACCAACAGCACTACATTGAGCAGCAGTTGGTGGAGCCAGTTCGTTAAAGATTTTACCTCTACGACCATCGGCTACTTCTACTTCTAACCCAACAGTTTTAATAACAGTACTAGATTTAACATCGCCAATTGATAGCCAGTTTTTAGAATCAATTTCGATAGCGTTAATTGCAAAGTCAGAACGGTTGATAACAATCTTGTTTCCTTTTCCAATGTTAATCAAACCATTGAAGTTAGATTGTTTGCTTGTTGTCAAACCACCTTGCAGAGTTAAATCACCGTCACGGGTCATCAATGCTGCTTTAATCTGGTTAGATTGGCCGTCGCCTTTAGATTCCCAGATCCAGCCGCCAACGTTAGTTAATGCACCACGATGGTTTGTGAAATGCATAGCACCGGTTGGAGCACCAGAGCCGTTGTTAGTAACACCCCATTGAATATAAGAGCCATAAGCACCAGGGTTGCCACCAGACTTAGCACCAAGGCCAGCATTAGAGTTAATTTGACCGCTGGTAGTAAGACTACTTTGGATTGTTACAGCACCAGAAATAGTTCCGCCAGATCTCAGGAAATATTTTCCATCAGCTTCAGCTTTGGTATAAGCACCACCGGATGCTAATTCACCAGGGGTAGGTTTAAAAGCTGTAGTATAAGCACGAGCCCATGGGTTTGAATCACGATCAGCACGAATAGAACGGAAATACAATTCATTTGACTGACCAATCAACAATTGTCCATGGCGATGCATACTTGCACGGAATTTCAAACCAGCAGCTACACCAATAGGCCATCCATTTACATTGTTGGTAGTGGCGATCATTTCAATACCGTCTTTCCATGCGCTTGGGTCAGCATCTGGCGTGTTGGCATCAAACGTCTCACGAATAATACTTGGTACTATTGAACCACCAAGATATAAGCTGGATCTGATTGTCTGGTTTGCTGTATCGGTTTTAGAAACAAAGCCACTACCTAACTGTTTCTGAGCATTCAATGTGTTTACAAATACAGCTGTCTTGCCACCAGGTCCGACGTACATAATGTCATCTTCAGACTTGGCACGGAGGTCAATACCAATATTATCAGTTGCAAATCGCATTCTCTGACGGTCTCGATCCCATGTGGCAACAGTATGAGAATCTTTAGACTTCTGAGAAACACCAACTGCGATTACTCCATCAAATGTGGCATTACCAGCCATACGGATTGAACCAGTACGGAAATCGACATAACCTACACGGCCTTGGATACCATTATTAGTAACACGGTTCCAGAAGCCCATACCGTAATGACCACGCAGATCAATATTACATTTATCGTACTCAGCACCATCACCATTACCCGGTGTGATTGAACTAATATCGCCGCCATTGTTTGACTTAGGAAGAATAATACTTTTCTCGAAAGTTACATCATTCTTAAAAGTACCGCCATTCCAAATATTTGAAACATCAGTAGTTGTTGCCAACATGTTCACAGACGATTCCAATACGAATGTTGGGGTCGCATCCTGAGTTGTTTTACCGTCTGAAGTCCAGTTTGATTTAACAAATGCTTCACTAGATGATGTAATTCTGCACCA